TGCTACCAGGTACAAGTGGTACAGTTGCTTTAGTAGGTGGTACTCAAACACTAGCTAATAAAACATTAGCTTCTCCTATCTTAACAACTCCTCAAATTAATGATACAAGTTCAGATCATCAATATATTGTAGCAGTTAATGAATTAGCTGCAGATAGAACTATAACATTACCTTTACTTACAACAAGTGATGAGTTTACATTTAATGCTCATACTCAGACATTAACTAATAAAACTTTAACAACACCTACTATTTCTTCTCCTAATATTACTACAGCTATTAATGATGCTAATACAGCAGAAATAATTAAACTAGCTCCTACTGTATCTGCTGTTAATGAAATTCAAATCAGTAACGCAGCAACAAATGGTGTACCTCAAGTAGCCGGTACAGGTACAGATACAAATGTAGGTTTAGGATTATCAGGAACAGGTAATGGTCTTATTCATGTTCAGTCAGGTATTAGATATGTACCTGAAACAATTGATGATGATGCAGCTATAAGTCCAAGTAAAGCACTTACTATATTTGAAGCTGGTGGAGCTATCAACTGTACTCTAGCTAACGGTACACAGATTGGTGAAACAAAAACACTAGCCAATATAGGTACAGGAGAGGTAACTATTACTCCTGCTACTTTCCAAAATGGAACTACACTACATCTTAGAGCTAACGCTTTAGTAAAATGTGTATGGATTGATAACACAGATGGGTGGTTATTAATGTCAGAGAAAACATACGCTTCTAGTGACGCAGCAGCACTAGTATACGTAGCATAACATAAGAGATATAAAATGCCAGCAATTATTACAGATAGATTCAAAAAAGAGATTCTTTTAAACCTTCAAGAGGATATTGATAGTGCCGCTAACAATTATTATGTTAGTGTAGGAAGACCTGTTGATTGGGACAGTGATGATGCTGCACCTACCCCAACTAACACTGTTAGAACTATTCGAGATGCTCAATACAATATGACATCTGTTAAAAATATTGAAGCTCATTCTTTTGTTATCCCTAGATACAGCTGGTCTTTAGGAGCAATATATCAAGGCTATAATGATAACTCTGTAGGACATCCTACAAACAGCTTCTATGTTATTACAGATGAAAATAACATTTATGTTTGCTTAGAAGGTGGTAAAGCTGCTACTGGTCAATCAGTTACATCTACAGTTAAACCTACTGGTACATTAACTACATCTTTTGAAACGGCTGATGGTTATGTGTGGAAGTTCTTATACTCAGTTGGTGCTTTGAGAGCATCACAATTCTTATCAGCTAACTTTATGCCTGTAACTAAGTTTGGTACATTTGATTCAGATGATGCTGCTGATCATGTTGAACAAGTAGGTATTCAAAACGCTGCAGTTGCTGGGCAAATTACAAGTTATCAAGTTATTAATGGTGGTTCAGGTTATACAACTGCTCCTATCGTAACCGTAGTAGGTAATGGTACAGAAGCAAAGGCGTCTGCAACTATTAATGGCGGTGCAGTAACTAAGATTGTAGTGAAGGATTCTGATGGACAAAAAGCTCACGGTTCTGCATACTCTTATGCTCATATTGAATTCACAGGTGGTTCTGGTACAGGAGCTAAAGGTAGACCTGTTATAGGTCCAGCAGCAGGATTTGGTGCTGATCCAAGAGATGATCTTAAAGCAACTGCAATGATGTTTACAGCTAAACCAGCTGGTGCAGAAGGATCTAACTGGGTTGTTAATAATGACTTTAGACAAGTGTCTCTTATTAAGAATATAGAATTGCCAGACTCTGATGCTCTTTATACTGGAGTTACAGGTAATGCTCTAAGACGTATGGAATTTGCTGATATCACTTCAGGGTTCTCTACAGATAAGACTTTGCTCGGAGTTACATCTGGAGCAAAAGCTTATGTTGTTAAATCAGACTCAGACACTGTATGGTATATTCAAGACTCAGATACTCAATTTACAGCATTCACTGAAGGTGAAACAATATCAGAAACGAATGGTTCTGGAGCTGGTATTCTAGAATCATTTGGAGATGATGGTGACGCTTATGCATATGTTAATGGAGATGTTGATCCATCTTCAGGTGAAATAATGTATATAGATAATAGAGCAGCAATACAAAGATCAGCAGATCAAACAGAAGATATAAAAATTATTATCCAACTTTAATGGAAGACTAGTATGACAAAAGCGTTTACTTCAGAAATATTCTCATCTACTTATAGGGATGACTTTAAAGACAGCGACAACTTCCATAGAGTGTTGTTCAATAGTGGTCGTGCACTACAAGCTAGAGAGCTTACTCAACTGCAAACAATTATGCAAAGAGAGCTAGCGAGACTAGGTAATCATATATTTAAAGAAGGCGCTGCAGTTAATCCAGGTGGCATAACATTAAACACTCAATATGAGTTTGTTAAGCTAGACACTACTACAAACGCTTTACCTGCTGTTATAACAGACTTGGTAGGAGTAGAGTTTACATCTGCTGGTGGTATTGCCTTTAAAGTATTAGAAGTAGTAGCAGCTACAGGGTCTGATCCAGCTACATTGTATATCACCTACACTAACACATCTAGCGGTACTAGTGGGCTTACTCCTGTGAGAGTTGCAGCTGGTGATACATTAACCAGTTCAAGTTTCACTCTTACTGTACAGTCTACTAACACTGTATCTAATCCAGCTACTGGACAGGGTGCTAAAGTTTCTGTGCATGCTGGTGATTTCTTTGCTCAAGATCATTTTGTCTTTGCTAAAGAGCAGTCAAAAATTGTTTCTAAGTATTCCAACACACCTACAACAAGTATAGGTTTTAAAGTTGTACAGGATATATTAACAGCAACAGATGATAATTCATTATTTGATAACCAAGGTGCTACACCTAACTTATCATCTCCTGGTGCTGATCGTTATAGAATCTCACTTACTATTGCTGAGCAATCAGAAATCAACTCTGATGAGAACTATATTGAAGTTGCTAAAGTTAGAAACGGTATAGTAACTTCTCAAGTATCAGCAATTGATAATTATCACGAAATAGATAAAACTCTTGCAAGAAGAACCAAAGAAGAGTCTGGTGATTATATTGTTAAGCCGTTTGAGCTTAGCTTTGAAACAAACGATTCAGACAACTCAAAGATTGATTTTATTGTTAGTTCAGGTACAGCATACGTAGATGGTTACAGAGCTCATAATCCTAGCGATTTTGTTATTACATTAGATAAGCCTAGAACATCTGCATCTGAAAACAACCAGGTTATTGCTGCAGATTATGGTAGTTATATTAACGTAACAGGTAATAAAGGTATACCTAATATCAACGAACTACAAGTTATGAACTTACGCTCTGCTGTAACTCATGGTGGATCAACTATCGGTACAGCTAGAGTGCGTCACGTAGAAGAAGATGGTGCTAACTTTAGATTATACCTATTTGATATTGCAATGAATTCAGGTCAAAACTTTGGTGATGTTAAATCAATTGGTACTAGTAATACAGACTTTTTTAATCTAATCTTAGAGATAAACAAAGCGGTTCTAAAAGACGCTGCTAGTAGTAATCTACTATTTGATCTTCCTAAATCAAGACCACAATCACTTAGTGATATCTCACTTACAGTACAAAGACGTTTTTCTACTCAGACAAACGCTTCTGGTCAAGCTACTATATCATTAACAGCTACTGGAGAGACTTTCTCTGACACTACTCTATGGGTAATGGGTGCTGCTGACTCTGATATAGATACAGGTGCATCAGTATCTGGTGCTGGTACTCAATCAGCTAATATTACTGGAGCTGCAGTAAGTCAGAACCCATATGAGGTATTAGCTTACGTTAATAAATCAGCTGGAGTTGTTAGATCTAAGACATTAACATCACGTACCCAGACAATTACTCCTGATAGTGATGGTAGTGTAACACTGGATAAACCAGACATCTTCTCATTCGACACTATTAAGTTAGTAGATTCTGATGGTGATTCATTAGCAGCTATCTATGAAACTGATAACGGACAAAGAGATGATAAGTATGACTTAGGTAAACTAAACATTATTGCTGGTAATACACAAGCAGCTAATGTATATATTAAATACAAATACTTTGAGCATGGAGCTGGTGGAGACTTCTTTGCTGTTAACTCATATACAGGTCAAGTAAACTATGAAGATATTCCAAACTTTGAGAAAGCAGATGGATCTGTAGTTAATTTAAGAAACGTTATCGACTTTAGACCTGTTGTTAATAGTTCAGGCAATTTTGGATCTGGATCTAAGATTAATGAACTTCCAAGACCAACTGATCTAACCACCTTTGATGTTAATTATTATCAAGGTCAAGCAGCTAAGGTTGTTATTGATACAGATAGTAGAATTAGTGTTGTACAAGGTACTCAAGCGATAGAACCTACACTTCCTAAGTCGCCTGAAAATTCATTAGACTTATTTAACGTAACACTTAACCCTTACGTTATAGATGATAATGATATCAATAGTCAATTACTTACATACAAACGCTTTACAATGGCAGACATTGGTAAGCTAGAGCAGCGGGTAGCCAGCTTAGAAGAAACTACTTCATTAAGTCTATTAGAACTTGAAACATCTAACTTTGAAGTTTATGATGCTAATGGATTAAACAGAAATAAGTCAGGATTCTTTGTTGATAGTTTTACTGGTCAACAAGGATCTCTAGTAACATCAATTGATTATAAAGCAGCTATTGATCCTACATTAAGAGAGTTAAGACCGTCATTTTCTAATAGAAATGTTAAACTATTTTATGATAGTGATCAGACAGACAATCTTAATGTTGTACTTAAAGGTGACAATGTATATTTAAACTATGATGAAGTTAGCTATATCAATAATGATTATGTAACTGGTACAGTGAATGTAAATCCATTTGCTGTTGTTACTAGCCGCGGTTTCTTAGAATTATCACCTACATCAGACGAATGGTTTGAAACAACATACTCAGAACCAATCGTAGTAGATGGTGGATTTGAACAAGGAAATGTTTCTGGTCAGGTATGGAATGATTGGAGTTTTAACTGGTCTGGTGCTGAATCTCTAAGTGTTGGAGACTTAATAGGTAATACTTCGTTTCGAGATAGAGCTGGTGCCTTAACAAGACAAGTCTTTGATGGTAACGGACGTAGGTTTGCTCAGCAGATTATAAGAGATACTACAGGCGCTAGAATTACTGGTCTTAG